TTCCCATCGGCATCCACCCTGCACTCTATAACGATCGGGAATAACCCCTCCAGGTTCAGCTGGTTATCCAGCATTTTGCCGATAGTTTGTGGTTTTGAGCTCCCATCATCACTGAAGTTTGGATGATGCAGAAAATACACAATTGTATCGTCGTTTGTATGTCTTGCTATCGAAAGCAGTTTTTCAAACGAGACTGCCATCTGTGTGAACTTGTCAAAGCCCTTATCGTAAGCTCTGTAAAAGTTCTCGAACTGCATTAGGTAAGTGCTGTCATCAATGATATAAGCGTTGAGCTTGTTCATTTTGAGAGCTTCATAGCACTCATCATATGTTGCATTATCAAGTGTTCCGAGATCGTTCCTGAACGGAAGCTTCTTGCCTGCAATATTCAGGACACCGACTTCGCCTTTTTTGAAGTTCCTTAGAGAAGTGGACTTCCCGGATCCACTTTTACCGATTACCATTACGCACTGTCCCATGATTATTCCTCCTCCTTCGCCACTAACTCGAGATGATCAAATCCGAACTCAAGGAACCTTGCGATTACTTCTACCTGCTTAAGTCCGGTCTTATTACTGATAGTCTGTATTTTTTCATAATAGTTGAACGGTACCCGCATGTGAGTTGTCATATTGTCTCTGTAGGTTGGTTTGATTATGAAAGTGAGCTTTCCTTCCATCATTTACCTCCTTGTAATTCTGTTCCCGGAGGTGTAATCTTTGTGTATACCGTACATAGATTAGTGCACCTTCGGGTGTGCTTTTCTTTTTATGCCGGCTCTCTGTAGAGCTCGTGATCTTCGCTGTCATAGTAGACGTACTCATCTCCCTCCTTCTCGTAGTAGGCGATCCTGTCATCGTCATCGTCATCGTCCTCTTCTTCGTCATCTCTCCCTTCACAGTCATCGCCCCTCCTCGGGCAGTCATCGCAGGTGCAGACATCGCAGATCGTTCTGATATCGTCGTACTCGTCTCTGAAGTATTCCCAGTCGAGCGATCCGTAGCGTTCTTCGTACATCTGCTGCCCTTCGACCGCCATCCTGTTTTCAAAATCCCTATACATAGCTTTCCACCAGCTTCAGGATCTTGCCTCTCAGCTTTGCATTCTCGGCTTCCAGTGCTGTGATCTTGTCCTCAGCGTTCGCCTCGATCTCGTTCGCCCACTTGCTCAGTCTTCCGCACTGGGTCTGAAGCTTACTGATAGTTTCGTTCGCGAATGCGTTCTCTGCCTTGAGTTCCTTGATCTCTGCCTTCAGTCTCTCGATGAGGTTTTCAAGATTCTCTACCGAGTGCGGTTCTACTGTCTTATCGTGCTTTCCCATTTTTCTCCTCCTATGCTGTCATAATCGTTGTCACTACCATGAATCCGAATCCGAACCACGCTGATACTGTCAGCGTCCACGCGATGATGTTCCTGATCATGTCTAATCCTCCTTGAGCTTGACCTCGACCTCTACAGGCTTCGATGAGTGCATGTATGCCTGTTCTGCGAAATCCATCGCCTCGAGCCTGTCATCAAACAGAAACTTCTTGTAATCCACCGTCACTTCGTACTTCATTCTTTCCTCCTTCCAGGTCATATCTGACCGTTCTACCAAATCTGACAGTGCGGAGCTTTCCTTCCCTGCCGTACTTCCACACCGTCCACTTGCTCACGCTGAGCATTTCGGCAGCTTCCTCTGCTGTGTAGAGCTTCATAGTTTTCACCTTTTGGTCACTTTGAGTGAGCGTTTAGGCTAAAAAAAGAGATACTTCACACTGCGCTTGTAATATTCAGCGAGCCTTATTTTGACATCATCACGAGGGATTCTGTCTCCCAGCTCATATGACTGCAGCGCACGTTCTGAAATGCCTGTATCCCTTGCAACTTCGGCTCTTGAGCGCTTCCCGCGCATTTGTATCAGCCTTTCATTGCGCCCCTTCTCCGCCATATATGCCGTCCTCCTTTCGTTTGTCCACAATATGCTGTGTTCCTGATAACTTACACGCTTATGGTACACTATCAGTGAGCGCATGTCAATCACTTTAAGTGTACTTTTTCTTGATATTTATTCACAAACGGTGTACATTAGTAATTGCAAGGGATACAAGGAGGGCAAAATATGGATATTTCTGAAAGACTCAAAGAATTAAGGGCCGCAAGGGGATACTCACAGTCAGAGCTTGCAGAGAAGCTTCACGTATCAAAGTCTACTATCAGTATGATAGAGGCCGGTGCTCGGAAGCCATCTTTAGAAGTCCTTGAAATGATTGCAGATTTCTTCAATGTAACAATAGATTATTTGAGGGGAACTGAGGATAAGAGCCAATACTATCTTGATCCGGAAGTTGCAGAGATGGCAAAAGAGCTCTATGAGCGTCCTGAGATGCGTGTACTCTTCGATGCGTCCAGGAGTGCCACTACAGATGACGTCCAAATGGCTGCAGACCTACTAAATAGGCTGTCCAAAAAATAGCACAAATAACAGGCTATTATATCCCCACAAGGAGGTGGGGATACATGAACGAAGTGAGAGTAATATATGCGGATTTACCTCCACGCATTCCAGGCATGCTGGTAAAGACATTTGACGAGGATGAGTGCTACACGGTCGTCCTCAATAGCCGGCTGAGCATCGAACGGCAGAGAGAGACCTACGAGCACGAAATGAAGCACTTAGAGGCGAGGGACTTTGACGAGACTGACAAATCAGTTGACGAGATCGAGTATTTAAGACATTTGGAGTAAGATATGGCAATCAAATACTTATCAAGAACAAAAGCGAAGCTGATCGTCTCGACAGGATCCGCGTCGCGAGGGAACAGGAAGCGTTGGTCGAAGATCGTCACGATCAACGGCAAGAAGGACGCAGAGAAGCAGTATCGTGCTTTTGAATTGGAGTGCGCCTCTTCATCGATGAACGCTGACACTGTCGCAGATCTGCTCGATGCGTACATAGATATGCAGCGGATCAAGGGGCTCAAAGAGACAACTCTGACCGGATATGAGTCATACGCGAAGCGCCTTAAATCAGCTTTTAAGGGCATCAAAGCAAAAGACCTAACACCTTATCAAATAGAGAAGTTTATCGCCTCAGCGGTCAAGGGAGAGCCTCAGAAGGGGTACCCGAAGAAGGCCTCCCCAAAGACCATAAAGGGTTATGTAAGCCTCCTCTCATCGGCCTACAAAATGGCGATCAGAAACAAGATGCTCACGGTCAATCCTTGCGATGCGGTAGTCATTCCGAAGCAGAAGAAGCCGGACATCGTAGTCCTTACAAGAGACGAGGTCAACGACTTCGTTGATGCGCTGCAGGACACCACTCTCGACCTCAAAGTCGTTTATGAGCTTGCCCTCTTCTGCGGTCTGCGCAGATCTGAAATAATGGGGCTGATGAACAGCGACGTCAATGTGCTGTGGAGGACTATCAAGGTGCAGCGCACCCGCCACAGGATACGCTGCGAGGACGTTATTCAGGATACAAAGACAGAACGTTCACGGCGCATCGTATCTGTCCCGGACTTCGTGATGTATGACATCGTCAGACTTATGAAAGAGCATGAAGAGGACCCGTACATCGAGAATCCTTTCCTGATCCAGTACGCTTCCGAACCGATGCGGCCCGATTATGCAAAGAGGCAGATAAAGGAATTCACCAAAGAGCACGGTCTCCCGGATGTAACGCTGCACGGGCTCCGGCATACATTCGCAACGATGCTGAATGCCTCGGGCGAGTTTGACATTGCGGAGATCTCAGCTGCGCTCGGACATTCAAACATCGGAACGACGCTCAATATCTACACGCATCTGTTTGACTCGCAGGCTAATTCCGCGAGGCGAATTTCCGATTTCATGCAAAAAGGGCACTCTGAGGGCACTCCGGACAATGAAAAAACCGTTGGATTCTAGTAATTCCAACGGTTCCATCTGGCGGAGGACATGGGACTCGAACCCGAAGAATCCCTTGTTTCCTCTTATCTACTCTTATTCCCTCTTGGTATCAAAGTGTTGAAATTTCAACGCTTATATGCTGTGAGCCTTGCAATTACCGAATCACAGCAAATGTATAAATCGTGCAAAAAGGGCTCCGATGGGGCTCCCCAAAAACGCAAAAGAACCGGAGCGAAAGCCCCGGTTTTCTCTTGCGTGTAGATTATTAGAAAGGAGGTGAAAGTATTGTCGCTTTCCCCGAGCGACCTTATTCGGTTGCCGAGTCGTTGGAGTCGAACCATTCCGGCTTGAGGCCCCTGCTCTTGCACCACTTGCTGAATACTGATGTCATGTACCAGTTGCCCTTTAGCTTCACGAAATAGTGCTCAGCTATCTTCAGGATCTCCGTCTGTTCATCCGGCTGCATCAGGATCAGCAGCAACAGCTGTGTCCTGAGCCCGTCCTTTTCGAGTTTTTTCAATGTCCCCTTGAGGTTCTTTCTTGTGTCCCAGCGTGTGATCAGGAACTGCACCAGAGCAAAGAAGCCATTTGATGCAAGGATCGCGAGGATTATGGTTGTTACTATCTGTTTATCCATGCCGCCACCTACTTTCCCGTATAGCGAATAGCTATCTTTATTTTCCACTTCGAGTAAGGTGCAACGCCATACTTGATGTTGTCCTTCCTCCCGGAAGTGCAGTCTGCTATCTTTCCGTCACCTATCCAAAGGGCTGTGTGCACGTAGTTACTGCCGTTAAAGAACACCACTATATCGCCTTTTTTAAGTTTGCTATAGTCAAGCCCATTCTTGCTTTTCAGCACCTTTATGGAGCTGACCTTGATGCGTTCCTGTACTATCTTCAGCGCATTTGCACTTGAAGCATTGAGGACCTTCTCGTAAAGCTGGTCAGTCATCACATCACACGAGCAACGGCATTTGATGCCAGCTCCGTGTCGCCATGAAGCCCACGCATACCAGATGCAGTTTCCTCCGTGGTATTTGCCTTTAGCATGGTTATGACATATAGGACATTCATGTGCCTTTTTGCCGAGACTGTACTTTACATAGTGATACGAATCGTCAGAAGCAATCTTCTTCGCCCATGAGCACATCTTATCCTGTGGTGTTACCTGTGGAGCTACAGGCTCTATGGGATACACCGCCTTGTCGTGTTCATTCAGATATTCTTGCCATGCCCGCATCGAGTTAGCACCAAACACTCCGTCAGATGCCACGCCTATCTTTTTCTGCCATGCCTTGACAGTCTTTTCACCAAGAACACCGTCCTGTGTCGTACCTACCCACTTTTGTAGCTTCTTCACACAGACAGAACCGCCCTTGCCGTACTCCACAGCTTTAAGCGATGGATAGTACTTGCTCTGTTCTTTGTTCTGACCACTCAGAACTCCGTCCATAGGAGTACCAAAGAATCTCTGCATTGCTCTTACTGTGCAAGCACCGCCTACTCCGTCTATAGTCAGCTTTGGAGCTGGCGTGATAACGTTCTTTACCTCTGGATTGATGATGCACCCTCTGAACTTGTAGTAGCTGTTCTGTCCCCAACGTCCATTGGAATTGTCTCTGCGAACTGTCTTGAACGCCCATGAAGCCCAGCCGCTTTCACTCGTCAAAATCGTGCCGTCATCATAGACTCTTTCAACTACTGCTACGTGTCCAGCTCCGTCCCTACCGCTGAGAGACGCACCCTTCTGCCACACCATAATGCCACCGATTACAGGAGTCTTTGAAACTTTCAAGCCCTGTCTCTTTGCCGACTCGATGAAGTTTTCAGCATTGCAAGTAAGCTGAACGTGAAACGACTTCACGATACATTTGAGGTCTGGGTCATTCCAGACTTCGTTGTATCTGCCGTTGGCATACCCCACACAGTTGTCGAGTACATTCGCATACGGCTGTGTAGGAGAACCAGCAACAGCACCGTTCAGACCGCCTGTTACCTTGCGGATATAATACTTGTTATTCCTCGGACAACTCGTTCTGATTTTCATCTTCTACTACCTCACTTTCGGTATAGTCACCGTCCATCATTTCGAGGAACGAATCAGTATTGAATGTGTTCTGTGTGCTCGGCAGTTTTAAGTGCTGGTGAAACGTCTGATGCAGTCCTACCGCCGCAAGACCAGACACCATGCCCTTAACGACACCCTCATAATCAACGCCAAATAAAATGAGCCCCGAAAGGGCTCCTATGATCAGCAGTACTGTTGGTATCCACTTGTCATCTGTTGGTAGCAACTTCTTCATGACATACCCGATGCATAATCACGCCGCTGTTAT